TCAGATATGGGTACTTTGTCCTGCCCTCGCTGATGTTGGGAGACTTCATGCCATCGAACCGCTGGCACATGCCGCGTTCCGTTAGCCATTGCTGGTCTTCAATCGTGACGCTGCGCCACCCTTTTGCGGGGGTGCAGAATCGACCGTGCGGATCGTACTTTGACGCCGGATTGCCGATTACCAGCATCTTGAACTCGCGGCAACCCTTGGAAAGGTTTGTGCAAGCCTCAAACGCTGCTTCGGGCGTATCCGTCGCTTCGTCGATGATGACCATCACTCGCTCGGCGTGAATACCCTGAATGTTGGCCACAGCCTTCGAGGTGTTGCCCTCTGCGACGGCGATAGCTGAAATCGAATGCCGGTCGTCGCCTTTGATAGCCTGTAACGCCATCTTCGAATCGACCATATTACCGGGGAATCCGCGCGATTTCCGAACAAGATCCTGAAGATTGGCCCACATACGCTTTCGGATCATCTTCGCGGTCGTGGATGTCAGAACGACGGTCGTCTTGGAAGGGTTGGCCAGCCACCAGACTGTCGCGAAAAGCGTTGCGCCAAAGGTCTTTCCGCTCGCACCGCATCCAGCCCACCCGACGTAATCATGCTCGCAGAGGCTTTCGATCTGAGCTTCCAGCCACGGATTCCAGCTTAGCTTTGGCCATAGCATTTTCGTCGCATTCCGAAAATGTTCGAAAGTACCCAATCCACCCTCGTTTGGCTGGAGTCGGTTTCGGAATGCGTAAAGTTCAAGTTCTAGGTCAGGAATCTTGACCGGTGAACGAATTCCATACTTGTGCTGAATAAGTGGATGCTCAGACGCTTGCTCTGCCATAGTTTGGCCTTGCAATAGTTCTCGCTGGACTTGAGGTTCTGCGAAAGGAAAATTATGCCGTCGCAACTTGTTTCTTCATCCGGCTGCTGCCAGCCTTGCGACTCCGAGCCGGTAGTCGTGAATATCCCCGGCCCTCAAGGGGCTGCGGGAGCCAACGGTACGAATGGCACGAACGGAATCGATTCGTTCACCTACACAACAGCCTCGTTTTTTGTTCCCGCTCTTGGCGCGAGCGTTTTCGTGTACGTTACGGCGTCTGACTTCCTTCCAGAATCTGTTGCTGGCCAGTTCTTTGTCTCGGTTCAGGGTCTTGGATACATGCAGGTTACGTCGGTCGATGGGCTTCGATTGACGTTGCAGAATCCGGCTGCTGGAGTCTTGAGCATCCCGAATGCTATTCCGACCACGCTCATTCCGGCTGGTTCGCTCATTACGCTTGCTGGAGCGGTTGGTCCGCAAGGTCCGTCAGGTGCTGCCGGTGGCGCGTCGTCGGCTGGGACGTACATTGTTCGAATTCCTGACGCCTCGATTCCGAGTGCCACGGCTCTTGATTCCCTATCTGCTGGTTATCTTAAAACTCAAGGATCTGGCGGATTTGGTGCTGTTTCGACTGTTGCTTCTGTTCCTGTAGCGGACATCAGCGGTGTTCTTCCGATTGCGAAGGGTGGAACAAATCTGTCCTCCACTCCAACCAATGGCCAACTTCTGATTGGCAATGGTTCGGGATTCACGTTGGCTCAACTTACCGCTGGCTCAAACGTCACGATTACGCCGAGTGCTGGCGGAATCACCATCGCGGCGACGGCTCCTGCTTCGACGTTTAGCTACGTCACGTTTACGCGGAGGGTTACCGGAACACCCGGTTCTGGCGCGCCTGACGTTGGCGCAAGTCTGACTAAGAATCCGTTTAGTTTGACCGATTTTCCGTCTGGATCTTGGAATGGTATTGATACTGCATCTGGATTTACCGCATCGACTGGGCGGTTTACAGCGGCACTTTCTGGGTATTACAGTATTGATGTTGCGCTGATGTTGAGTGCATACACTGGAACCGCGTCTTCGGTTTCTTTTAGAATCAGAAAGAATGGAGTTACGGACATTGGTCCTACAAATTCCCAATCAACAAACTCTACAAGCATTTCTGGTCCGTTTTTTATTCAGTACATCGATCAGGCGTCTGCTGGCGATTATTACGAGATTTTGGTAACAACCGGATCGTTGAACGGTTATTACGTTCGAGAAGGGGCATCGTTCTCCATCCAGCGGATTCAGGCTTAAACCATGAGCGAACGCGCACCACGAAGGTACACGGATGGGTCTGTCACCTTTGAAGGTGGCATCGATGCTGGCGTGATGCCGTCTGAGGTGGACAAGAATCAGGTGGCGTTCGCGGTAAATGCCAGCTTTCGGCAGAGCTTTGTCTCTCCTCGTCCTGGCTTCGTTCAGAAGGATTACAATCTCTGCACGACGATTACCGCAGACAACGCCGAGATTACCGCCGATCAGACCAATGTAACGGCTGATGGGTGGTCAGAAGACTGTTACGGTCCTCAGAGCCTGACCGGCACGTTCCAATGCGCGCTTCCATACATCGGAGACAACGGTCAGACGTTCATCCTGATGCTGATCAGTGGTAAAGTGTGGCTTTACGACTGCCTTCAAAACAACGCTCAGAATCTGACGGTTTCTCCGAGCCTTGAAAACCCTTCCAACCTGCTCGATGGCTGGATGGTTCAGGCTGAGAACTTTGTCGTCATTCAGGATGGATTCAGCAAGCCGCTGATCTTTAATGGAACGAATCTGCGCCGCGCCACTGATGATGAAATCAAATGCGGCAAGATGATGGCCTACGTCAATGGCCGCATCTGGTACGCGCTTCCTGATGGGTTTTCATTCCGCGCTACTGACATCGTTTATGGAGATGGAACGCGAGCCAGTGTTCTCAAGGAAACCGAGAACACCTTCCTTAATGAGGGCGGAGACTTCGCGGTTCCGTCTGATTCAGGAGGCATCACGGCAATGGCCGTCCCAGGGAATCCAGATACGTCGCTTGGCCAAGGACCGCTTCTCATTTTCACGCCTCGCTACGTCTTCAGCGTCCAAGCTCCCACAGACCGCGATACTTGGAAGAACCTGAACTATCCGATTCAAGCCATCAGCTTGCTGACGAGTGGCGCGTTGGGTTCTCGTTCGGCCATCACCGTCAATGGCGATGTGTTCTACCGCGCTGTCGATGGCGTTCGCTCGTTCATCATCGCTCGCCGTTCGTTCAACGATTGGGGAAATACACCCATCAGCAACGAAATCCTGAACATCACAGACAACGATCAGACAAACTTGCTGTGGGCCAGCTCTGCCGTCGTGTTCGACAATCGACTGCTGATGACTGGCCAACCTCGGTATAGGGCCGATGGTGTCACGCATCAGGCATTGATGGTTCTCGACTTTGATCTGATTACGTCGATGCGGAAAAAGTTTCCTCCTGCTTGGGCTGGAATCTGGACCGGACTCAACGTGTTGCAGATCGTTAAGACCGAGAACGCTTACGGCGACAGATGCTTTTCAATCGCTCGCGGATCGGACGGTTCAATTCAGATTTGGGAAATCACCAAGTCCAACAAGTTTGATTCAAATCTGTCCGATCCTAAGAAGGAGATTAGGTGGCTGGTTCAGACTCGCGCATACAACTTCGAGCTTCCGTTCGGATTGAAGCGACTTGATTCGGGCGACATCTTCATCGATTCGCTTGAAGGAAATGTCTCGTTCAATGTCGAGTACCGACCAGACCAATATCCCGGATGGCTTGAATGGGCGGATTGGTCCGAGTGCGCGATTGTTGATCAGTGTGTAACCGGATTGTGTCCGCTTACCAACTTTCAGCCGCAATATCGGCCAAAGATGCGGTTGCCGACACCTGCGGATATCCCGTGTAATTCCACGATCAGCACTCCGACTCGGAATCTGTACGAAGTGCAGATGAGTCTGACAATTACAGGCTATTGCCGCATCAAGAGCATTCGAGTTCACGCTTACGACGTTCAGGAATCTGCGGTCGGCGAGTGCCGGACTTTCCAAGGATGCAAGGTTCTTGAAGCCTGCGACATAAACCCACTCTTCTACACATCGGAATAGTATGCCAAATCTAACGCTCATCACGCTTACCGCTCCAAGCCTTCCGGTTGGATATTGTCCGTCCAACTACCAGCAGTTGGCTAACGACATCATTGGTGGCACTCAGGCGACGTTCAACAGTGCGATTGGAAACTCGTTCTTCAACTTTGGTTCGACGACTCCTGCACTGAACAATCAGATTTATCCGTGGCTGGATAACAACGGTTTCTGGTGGGTGTTCAATGGAGGTTATTGGACGCGCCAAAATCCGGTTGCGGCCGGAAGTTCCGAGCGTCGCATTTTTGTTGGAACCACGACGGATGTTCTTTCTTACGACGGCGGCGATGGAACCGCTTATGCTGGTAATCCGTATTCTGGCGCGATGTGGGAGATTGATACGGCTTTTGATGCCCGATTCCCGGTTGGCGTTGGAGCTTTCGCCGGAAGCGGTGCAGTTGCCGTTCAGGGTACGACTACGTCTACCTCTGTTGTTGGCGAGGACAAGCACACGCTGACAGTTCCCGAAACTGCATTCAACGAACACACTCACGGTGTCGCTCAACTGATTGCGCCTGCAAACGACGATTATTACCTCGTTAACAAGTCATGGAGTGGACTCGGATCGTACCCGACGCAAATCCTCCAAGGTGCTGCCGGAAGCGGTGGCGGCGGTGCTGGCCCGAGCATTACGACCGGAGATATCGGAACCACAACCTCCGACAAGACTGGTAATGACAGCCAGAATGCTGTTGGCCACAACAACCTGCCGCCGTTCTACGGTGTTTACTTCATCAAGCGAACTGCCCGAGTCTACTACACCAAATGAAGCTAATCGTTCAGGACATTCGCTCCACAATCGCTCGGGTCATCGGCACATGTGTCGATGATCAGCGCGTTTATGATTACATCAATCAGGCGTGTCGAAGGCTTCTGCATAAGGGGTTGTGGGCTGGCGCGTACGGACGCTTCACGATTCACACCGTAGGTGGCTGCATCACTTGGCCGCGACAGATCGAAACCATCGAAGCTGTAGCCGATTGCTGCGGAGTCGGAACGGTTCGCAATCAATGGTTCGAGTTTCAGGAAACCGGATATGGACTTCTCAACGGCAATCAAGTGTGCGTTGGAAAGCAGCTTATTGATCGTGGCACTGTGGTTTCTTACCGCGACATGTCTGGTGGTCTTAAC